GGTTCCGGCGTATTTCAATGACGGGCAGCGCCAAGCCACCAAGGATGCGGGTGCAATTGCGGGGTTAAATGTGTTGCGTATTATCAACGAGCCAACTGCGGCGGCAATTGCGTACGGACTTGATAAGAAGGGGAAAGGTGAAAGAAATATTTTGATTTTTGATTTGGGGGGAGGCACATTTGACGTGTCACTTTTGACAATTGACGACGGTATTTTTGAGGTTAAAGCGACGGCGGGAGACACGCATTTGGGTGGTGAGGATTTCGATAACCGGCTTGTAAATTGGTGTGTTCAGGAATTTAAGCGCAAGACCAAAAAGGATCCCACTGGTAATAACCGGGCATTGCGCCGGTTGCGGACCGCGTGCGAACGAGCCAAACGAACTCTTTCTGCGTCTGCAGAAACCACAATTGAGGTGGATTCGTTATTTGATGGAACTGACTTTATGACCAAGATTACCCGAGCCAAATTTGAAGAGCTGTGTATGGATTTGTTTCGTTCTACGATTGACCCTGTTGACCGCGTTCTCAGAGATTCCAAAATGTCCAAGAGCAGCGTTGACGAAATTGTGCTGGTTGGTGGCTCAACGCGCATTCCGAAAGTGTGCAGTTTGCTAACCGAGTATTTTAATGGGAAGGAGCTCAATCGTTCTATTAATCCAGACGAGGCGGTGGCGTATGGCGCGGCAGTTCAGGCGGCTATTTTGATGGGAGACCAGTCGAAGATTACGCAAGATATTTTGTTGCTGGATGTTGCGCCGCTGTCTCTGGGAATTGAAACGGCTGGTGGCGTGATGACCAAGTTGATTGAGCGAAATTCCACAATTCCGTGCAAAAAGGGACAGACATTCTCAACCTATGCGGACAATCAGCCCGGCGTGTTAATTCAAGTGTTTGAGGGTGAGCGCCAGCTTACCAAAGATAACAATATTCTTGGAAAGTTTCAACTCGACGGCATTCCTCCGGCTCCGCGTGGAACTCCGCAAATTGAGGTGACATTTGATTTGGATGCGAATGGCGTTCTCAACGTGAATGCGGTCGATAAAGCTGGCGGCAAATCGAATAAAATCACCATTACAAATGATAAAGGGCGGTTGTCAAAGGATGATATTGAGCGCATGGTTGCTGAAGCGGAAAAATACAAGGAAGAAGATTTAAAGCACAAACAAAAAATTGATGCGCGAAATGGATTTGAGAATTATATTTATTCGGTAAAGAGTTCTACTTCTGAACCGGGGCAGCAGGAGAAAATGTCCGAGTCGGATCGCAGCGCAATTGAGGACGCTTGCAAGGCGTCGCTTGAGTGGCTGGAATCTGTGGGTCACAGTGAAACAGAGGCAGCCGAGTATGAAGCGCAACAAAAAAAACTGGAAGGAATTGTTAGTCCCATTATTTCAAAAATGTATGCTTCTTCTTCTAGTGGAATGCCAGGAATGCCCAACTTTCAAAATCAACAACAACAACAAGCATCCTCTTCCTCATCCGGACCAAATATTGAAGAACTGGATTAACAACAAGTGCAAAATGCTGCTTTAAGATTGTAATAATTTGATAATAAATTATAAATAAGTTATAAATAAATTATAATTTATTTGTTATAATTATATATATAGGAACAAAGAAAATGTCTTCTCATAACATTTTGAGCGAAGAAAAATATATAGAACAAGGAGCTGCTCTATCTCCGTCCAAAAAGACGCGTACGCCCACGCGCACACGCACACCCACTTTAAAACACAGAACGCTGTCCAAAAAAACGCGCAGACCCACGAGCACGTACTTTGAAAAGGATTATTATAATCGACAAATTAAAACCGCAAGAGCAAATAATGTTGCCGAGTTTGTTGAGTTTTTTAAAGAAAAATTTGGAGAGAAAGCTTTTACAATATTCATATGGCAATTATCTACTCCCATATCTTCGACTCGAGGATATCATTTTAGTGATTCTCCTCCTTCATTTTTAATTGATATTATGAAAGAGTTTTTTGATTTACTAAAAAATACGCCAGAGTTACCTCAAATTGCAGGTCCTTTTAGAGATATAGTAGAAAAATTTGGGCCAAAAACGTCATATGACCCCTTTAGTCCTGAAGATTATACTAAAGAATGTAATGAAATCGTTGATAAATTTATATCTATTAAAAAGTTGGATACTAATGGTCAACTTGCTAAAAGTATAAGATTATTTTTCAGTAATGTAGTTTCTATATTAATTAATTTTATCGATAAAAAATCACTGCAATATGATCCTGAAGCACGCATAGCTGTCCAATCAAGAATGAAGGACATATGTTTAGTATTACAAGAGCTGATTCAACTTCTTAATCAAAATAAAAAATATCATAAAATTATTCAAGGTTTTACTATAGAAGATTTGATAATATATGGTAAAGCTGAACGAGAGAAAGATATAAAAAAATTAAAAGAAATAGATGCGGCATATTATAGAGATGAGTATCAAATTTCACAAGGGTTGTTCGAGCTTGCTGAAGAACGTCAGGAAGAACGTGACGAACGTAGACGACAACAAGTATATGCAGGGCAAGAAGGAGGAAGAAGATTAAAAATGCATTCGCGCAGTTATTATAAGAAACGCACTTGTAAAAGGCGTGCGTACAAAAAAAAATAGAGGGAATTGTTTCCAATTATTTAAAAATATGAACAGGATTAACAATAGTTGCAGTTGCAAAATGCTTCTTTAAAATCGCAAGGTGCCGACCCTTTCATATGGTAGATGCACGCCAAAAATGTCAAAATTGGAACGCCAAACACTAGCGACACTATTAAATAAACTATAATCGTCACAGTTCTTTGACTCAATAGAGAAGACGTTTCGGTTGTTGAAGAATTGGTGGTGGTGGTAACAGTAACATTCGCGGTAATATTGACATTGGTTTCAACGCATAAAATAAATGTAAACAATATTGAAAATGATAAATACAATGTCAACATTGTTTTTATTGATACATTGTCATGATGTTTCATGTGATTGTCTGGTGAGTTTGAATATATTAAAATCAAGCATTTATTTTCAATTTTTATTTATTACAAAAAATATAAATTGAAAAGTTTTCGATTACTTTCAAAATATTCAGTGTTCGAACTGGCAACAAGTCACAACAAGTCGATTATAAAATGGAACCCATCACAACCACAACCAGAGGAAAATTTAAATCAGGAGTTGGCAAATTTTCAGGAATAAAGAGAAGGAATAAGAAGGAGGCATCCGAGTGGTTTCAGAGTCTATCACGCATTGAGCAATTATTAGTGAAACAAGAAGCAAACGCATCATCATCATCGTCAAAAGAGAGAAAACCAAAAAAAGAAATGCATCAGCGCGAGCGTGAACTGCTACTCAAACGACGATCCGAACATGAAGCACGCATGAAAGTCCAGTTGCAATCCAAGGCGGAAATAACGCAACAAATACAAAAATGTAAAGACATGCGCAGTCAACTGATTCCACACCAGATGAGGTTGGAACAGATGCAGCTGCAACAATCTCACAACTCTCATCAGTATACCGGGTCTTCCCATTTCCAATTCAAACTTGGCATGTTGGAATGCGGTATTTCAAATCAATTGCGGTTGATACAAGATGAAGAAAAAGTCCTTTTTGACATGCACCAAAAACACCACTGCATCAAAAATTCAATCACAGACATTATTGAAAAAAGAACCACGCACTACACACGAATTCAAGCAAAAAACTGCGTGGACGACGTCTACAAAATGATCACAGTGTAGGGGGGTGAAAGCTCACTTGTTGTTGTTGCGCTGTTGTAGCGTTAACACTTGATAACAAAATGGTAGTCGCCAATTTGTTTTTTTTCTCGAATGTATCTGCTCATTTTTGAAGCACATACATTCTCTGAAATCGCCGCGTCTGCAATACTGTCCCATGTTCCAATAAGCTCATTTTGCTTTTTAAAATCAAAAGCAGTCCTAATTACCATTTATTTTTTCGCACATTAATTTTAGGCCCCGAACCCTTTTTGTTAATGTTTTTCGGGTCATATGACTCCTCTTCATCATCAGAATTTAGATCCTTGCTCATCTCCCAGAATTCTTTACTACCGAGTTTAAACGGTCCGTGCTGTTGCGCCTTGTACCAGAAAATTTGGTCCTGTAGCTTATTCGACTTGGCATTGTTATTTATTACCAAACACTCGAAGTTTTCAGTACATTGATCCATCACCTGACAAAAGGATTCAAACGTCGGAAACATACCAGCATAATTCTCATAGATACGTTTTCGGTTACCTATATACGGCTCTCGCAGGATAAATACGTAATCAATGTTGGTTCTCAAATTGGGCGGAATACCTAAAGGATATTGCATTGTGATGACCAGCATAATCTTCCAATGACGGCCGTTCATGAAGAGGAGGCGCATCATAGTGTCGCGGGTCCATTTATTATCGAACAAGCAATCATCGAGAACGACAAATGTTCGGGGATCTATGGTGCTCCGTTTGTATGATTCCATTTCTTTTTTTACTTGTTTCAGGACTGCTTTTTGTCGTTTCAGGATATTTTCTATGATGGCGGTGTTGTATGCGTCATGGATGAATAGTTTTGGCACGTGTTCTCCGAAGAATCCGTTTCCGGCTTCTGTGCCTGAGATGACGGTTCCGATGGGGATGTCCTGGTGGTAATACATGAGGTCTTTTACGAGAAAACTTTTACCGGTATCACGACGACCGATGAGGACGATAACGGGACCTTTATTTTCGTCGGGTCTAAAGCTGATGGAGCGCATATCGAATTTTCCTAGTTCTAAATTCATCTTATAATAAATACTTTTATACTGTTATATATCTTTATATATCCTGTAAAAATAAAAAAAATGCATATGTTGAACTAATTTTAATTCGAGTTTTTAATTCGAGTTTAGTATATAAATGTAATAAATGTAATAAATGCACAAGTATAAGTTTAAATAGTTGTATTTTTCTATTCATAGAAAATAATATTTGATTTTATTTAGTTACTGTTGATGTCTGTTATTCCTCCTGTTGTTACGCCTTTGCCTTCCACGATACCCGTTCTTGATACTGTCGCTGACACGGCGACAGCGGGAGAGTCAAAATTTAAAATATTTTATCAAAAACCAAAGAATGATAATATTTTTAAAGATTTAGAAATGTCTTACATGGGACTAAAAAACTGTCAAAATTATATTCCCATTTATTCAAAATTTTTTTCTCTCAACGACACAAACTTTAATTCAATTAACCTAAATCAAAAATATAAAGTTAAATCCATTATACATCCGACGGACAGTGATAATATGCTAAAAAATTGTGGAAATGCCATTTTATATCCCAATGATAGTAACAATTCAACTCCTATTTTTTTCAAATACTCTCCACTGCTTGATCCGATCAAATATTTAGCTGGAAATTATAACTTTAAGAAAAATGCAAATGAAAGTGGTAGTGGCGGTGATGTTCTTCAAAATATAGATCGAGACTGCCGCTCTTATTTACAAGAATCTTTGCTGAAGTTGCCATCCTTTCATTCAAAACCATTTGCTTTTGATTCAGTCATTTCTGAAATTCAAGAAAAAAAAGAAAAAGAAGAAAAAGAAAAGTATAATCATTATAAAATACTAGATGCTAACAACTCGGCATACGTAGATGGATTTTTTTCTTATTTATCAAGTCAACTCTTAAACACGCATGGATTTATTCATGGCATTGATTTTTATGGTGCATACTTGGCAATTCAAAATGAATTTACAATTAACATTATCGATGACTATGAATACTTGATGAAAAATGAATACTTTAAAGAAAAAAATGGAATTTTTTTCAGTTTTGATGAAAAAGCATTTGAAGAATTTAATGACAGTGATGATGAACAAATGAGTGGTCGTAAAAAAACGAATGACTATAACCGTCATCCTAAATTGAATATTCAAGAAACGGGCATTCAATTTGATGTTGATGTTTTTGATCATGTTTTTGATGATCAACCAACCGAACCAACCGAACCAACCGAACCAACCGAGTTGATAGAGTTGACTGATTCAAATTTTTTGAACCTTGAAACCAGTGAAAAAGTGTTTGACACGTCGCGCAATTCTTCTTCTGATGTTTCATGTTCTTCGAGGTCGTCACATACAACAACCGATGGTAGTACGGATGATGGCAGTGAGGATGAGAATGAGGACGAGGATGACGGTGATGCTCATTTTGACAGCGAGGGCAGTGTTAGCAGTAGCGGTAACAACAGCAACAGCAACAGCACAGATTCCACATTTGAAACCATTGACGACGACGACGAAGAGGAAACATTGAATGCAGTCATTTATAATTTTCCTGTCGAAGTGATTATGCTTGAACGTTGCACAAAAACTCTTGATTATTTAATGGTGAAAGATCTTCTCTCAGATGAAGAATGGGAAGCCGCGTTAATGCAGGTTGTCATCACACTTGCAACATATCAAAAAATATTTTCATTTACACATAATGACTTGCATACGAATAATATAATGTTTATTGAAACAGACAAAAAATTTATATATTATTTTTTTAATAAAAAATATTACAAGG